ATCAAAGGGTTGGTGTGATAGAATAACAGGAAATTTATGATCACATTAGTAACAGGTTTATGGGATATAGGTAGAGGTGAGTTATCGGAAGGTTGGTCTCGTTCATACGAACATTACCTTGATAAGTTTTCACAATTATTAAAAGTGGAAAACAATATGATAATCTTTGGTGATCACAAATTAAAAGAATTTGTTTTCCAACACAGAGAAGAACATAACACCCAATTTATTTTAAGAGAATTATCTTGGTTTAAAAATAATGAATTTTATGACCTCATCCAAAGAATAAGAACAAACCCGTCTTGGTATAATCAGGTTGGTTGGTTAAAGGATTCCACTCAAGCAAAACTTGAGATGTATAACCCGTTGGTTATGTCAAAAATGTTTTTATTAAATGATGCAAAACTTTTGGATAAATTTAATTCTGATCGTTTATTTTGGGTTGACGCGGGAATAACAAACACCGTTAACCCAGGATATTTTACACACGATAAAGTTTTAGATAAAATATCATTTGATAAGTTTACATTTGTGTGTTTCCCATATGATGCGAATACGGAAGTTCACGGATTTAAATATGATAAGATGTGTGAGTTATCTGGTACTAAAACCAAAGTTGTTGCTCGTGGTGGATTTTTTGGTGGTGATAAAGATTCAATATCACAGATGAATGTTTTGTATTATAATTTATTGGTTGAAACATTGAACTCTGGGTATATGGGTACTGAAGAATCGTTATTTACAATTCTTTTATATCAACACCCTTCACTTATTGATTATTGTGAAATTGAATCAAATGGGTTGGTGTTTAAATTTTTTGAGGATTTAAAGAATGATAAGGTTGTTTTGAAAAATGAAGGGAAGAAGATTGTTCCAAACCATAATGGGGATGTTGGTTTATATGTAATTACATTTAATTCACCAAAACAATTTGAGACATTAATAAAATCAATGTTGGATTATGATCCGAACTTTATTCATAAAACAAAAAAGTTTTTGCTTGATAACTCAACAGATTTAACTACAACACCAAGATATAGAGAATTATGTGATGAATATGATTTTATTCATATTAAAAAGAATAACATCGGAATAACGGGTGGAAGAGTTTTTATTGCGGAACATTTTAACGACCAAGAAAACCTATCACATTATTATTTTTTTGAAGACGATTTTAGTTTTTATAGTGGGAAAGATGTTACCTGTAAAAATGGATTTGTAAGAAATATTGATAATTTATTTGATAAGTCAATTGAGATTATTAAAAAAGAAAACTTTGATTATTTGAAGTTAAACTTCACCGAGTTCTATGGATCGCACAATAAACAATGGTCTTGGTATAATGTAAGTCAGGAATTTAGGGAAAAACATTGGCCAAATAATCCGAAACTTCCAAAACAAGGTCTTGATCCATATTCTCCAAATCTTGAATTTAAACATATCAAATCACATAAAGGGTTAGCGTATGTTTCTGGTGAAATCTATTTATCCAATTGGCCAATAGTAATGACAAAAGAAGGAAACTATAATTGTTATATTAAAACAAAATTCCAACACCCATATGAACAAGTTCTAATGTCACATTGTTATCAAGAAACAATCAAAGGAAATATTAAACCAGGATTACTTCTTGCAACACCAACGGAACACCACCGATTTGATTTCTATGAAGGTTCATTAAGAAAAGAATATTAAACCGATTTCTTAATTAATTTTTTGAATTAAGAACTATTTATTAATAAAAAAATAAATGGAGTGGTTCATAAAAAAAGGTGCGACATTACCCTTGTTAAAATTGTCGGTTGTGAAAGACGGCCGCAGCGACTATAATAATTTTATGGATTTTATTGAGGAATCGTCAATCTTTTTCTCAATGGTTGATATTGAAACTAGCATTCCAAAAATTATGACAAAACCAGCGGGATTTGTTAAGAAAGATCTTATGGATCCAAACGCACCAACAGAATATTATATTTATTACCAATTCACATCACAAGATACAAAAAAAACTGGAAGATATGAAGGTCAGTTTTTATTTAGAAACGAAGAAGGTGTGTTAATATTACCAATTAGAGAACGATTATTCATTAATATACAAGAAAGTTTTATCGCCGATGATTTACCATATGAAAGTTGTTATGTTTCAGAATTTCCTTGTTGTGTTAAAACACCAATCATTCCCGTAACAACCACAACAACAACAATAATCTTTTAATTTAAAAATAAATTATGTCAAATTCACCATTACCAATATCTAATTTACCAAACGTACAATCAACTGGTTTAACACCAAACGATCTTTTGGTTGTTGTAAATTATGATTTACCATCTGGTACAACAAAAAACATCACAACTGACGAGTTTAAAATATATATTAATTCAGGAATTACAAATTCTTTTACGGGTGGTACTATAAGTGGGTCAACAGAATTTACGAATGGTTTAACTGCAAATACTTTAAGTGTAAATGGTGTAAGTATAACTGGTGACACATATGTTACTGGTGGAACATATTTTACTGGTGGTACTATTATTTTTGATTATAATACGGGTAGTAACTTCCAAGTAACAGGTTTAACTGAAGACCTTAATAATGAAATCGCAGGACTTGCTGAGGCCGATGAAGAAACAATAGAACTTAATTTAACAACAAATAAAATCCAACTTAAAGAAACCGTGGCTTCGGCAACTGGTGGAACAAGAACATTCCAGGGTGACTTTGCAATAAGTGGTGGAACATTGAATTTAGACACAATAGGTTCGGGTTCACCAATTATTAACTTGGGTCTTGATTCAAGTGGTGAGGTTGTAACAGGAACAACAGATCAGACTGTGACAATAACTGGTGGAACAAATATTGAAGTTGTTGGTTCATATCCAGATTTTGGCGTTAATTATACTGGGACAACTGGGGGTGAATACCTACCATTAAGTGGTGGAACTGTAACAGGTGCAACATCATTTACAAGTGGATTAACCGCAAATACAATCTCAGCAACAACATATCAGAATTTACCTGTAAGTGGACTAACAGGTGGTAGTAATATTAACGTAAGTGGTTCTAGTGGGAATTTTACAATATCGGTAACAGGTATTACAGGTGGTTCTTCAGTAAATCCATACAACAATTCCGGTAGTGGAACAACTATAAGTTGGGACGTATCTGGAACATCAACAAATTATGAGGCAACACTAACGGCAACAACAATGCTGAATTTAACAAACGTTAGAAATGGTGATTTCGGAACTATCATAATTAGACAAGATGGTGTTGGTGGTAGAACATTAACACTAGGAACAATAAATGGGCCAGCAGGAACACATAGAGTTGCGAATGGTGGCGGTGGTTCTATTATATTAACATCAAATGCGAGTGCCATTGATATTTTAACATTCACATATAATGGTTCAATAATGTTCTGGACTGTTGGTAACGATTATACTTAAAAACTAAAATATGAGTAGACAACAATTTACGGCAAGAAATAATATTGGTAGTGTGTTAACATTTCAAAAGAGTGGTGCGACCGCGTCTTTTGATCCAAACGTTCTTTTTGGTGGTGGCGGTTCAAGACGTGTTTCTTGGAAATTAGATAATGGTACAAATGTTACTCAAACAGCAGGAAATTCAATATTGCCAACATATACTGGTTTTACATCAGACCCTGGGGTTAGAACGATACAAATGAAAGGTAATAGTTTTAGAGGTATTACGGGTTTATCTTTAGATAATGAAAATTTATATGGTCATATTGATTTATCTGGATTAAATAATTGGGGGGTTGGTGGTACAACTAGTTTAGACTTATTCACAAACCCAAATTTAACTGGTATAACAAACCCAAACATCACTATTCCAACACTAAATAACTATAGAATTCAAAGTACAGGAATTGTTGGTAATTTAGATATGACACCAATAACAGCGAATATAAGTACATTTAATGTTTCTGTTAACCCAACTTTAACCGGAATTACACATAACACAACGTCAAGAATTACTAATACTTATGACGCATCTTCTTGTGGCATAACAGGAAATTTAAATTTACCTTACACGGGAATGTCAGGTACTTTTCAAGTTTATTCAAACACCAATTTAACAGGTATTACACACGCACCATCATCACAAAACATCACCTTATATTTTGCAAATAGTTGTAAACTAACAGGAAATTTAGATTTAACACCATTATCCGGTTTAGGTGGATCGTTCACCGTTCATAATAACACGTTGTTAACAGGAATCACACATTCGGTGTCATCACAAAATTTTAGTAGTTATTATGCGTATGGTTGTAATCTAACAGGAAATTTAAATTTAACACCGTTATCTGGTCTTGGTGGTGACTTTAGGATTCAGAATAATAGTGGGTTAACAAGTGTAACGCATTCACCATCACCGAATAATTTTACATTATATTACGCAAACAATTGTAACCTAACTGGTAATTTAGATTTAACACCATTGTCTGGGTTAGGTGGTGATTTTAGGATTCAGAGTAATAGTGGATTAACAAGTGTAACACATTCTGTATCATCACGAAATTTTACAACATATTACGCATACAATTGTAATATAACAGGGAATTTAAATTTAATACCACTATCTGGGTTAGGTGGTGATTTCCAAGTTTATTCAAACCCAAATATAACGGGGATTACACATTCAATATCATCACAAGTTTTTTTAATATACCACGCATACAATTGTAATCTAACAGGAAATTTAAATTTAACACCATTGTCTGGTCTTGGTGGTGATTTTAGGGTCTATAGTAATACATATTTAACAGGTATTACACATTCGGTGTCATTACAGAATTTTACTGCGTATCAAGCGTTTAGCTGTAATTTAATCGGAACATTGGATTTATCCCCTTTAACAAAACTAGGTGGTTCAAGTAGTGGGACGTTCCAAGGTATTGTAAGGGTGTACTCAAATCCAAACCTAACTAATATTATATTTCCAAGTACAAATCAATTTTTTAAAAACGCACAGAATAATGAGTTTGGCGGCGCGTTTGCTTTACATAGTTGTAATTTAGATTATGTTGATTTTACACCACTATCAGGTGCAACATTAGTGTCTGGTACAACACAAGGAATGCCAAGAATATCATTACGAGACAACAATATGTCTGCAATAGATGTTAACCACATATTAGTTGATTTTAGTGGAAACACAACATATAACCCAACAGGGTGGTCAAATGTAAATTTAAATATTGGAGGAACAAACGATCCCCCAGACTCAAGTTCGGGTGGATATGATGGTTTAGCCGCAATAAGTTTTTTAACGGGTTCTCCATATAATTGGATAATAACGACGTAATAAACATTTGACAATTATTAATTAATATCGTATGTTTTTATTGTAAAGGTAAATGTCGTTAGAACACACGGCAGCGAATAAACCAAATAAAAATATATTATGATATCAGCAGAAGAAATTAAATCCTTCTTAGAAGGGAATGATCCAGAAGAACACATTGTTGCAATTGAGTTTGATTATCAAAAAGATTGTATATATAAAATCAAAGAAATCCCAGATAAGGGAAAATCAATCGTTAAAGATAGTTTAATTGCGTTTGCTTGGGTTGGTGACCTACGTGGGTTAAATTTTTACCAAGGTTCAAAAGCATTACAAAAAGAAGCAATGTCCAAATATGGTATCGTTATAGATAAATTACGAACCGACGGAAACGAACAATTAGAAAAAGGTTTAACATTCTTAGTTAAATCAATGAAAGGTTATAGATCTTTAACACAATTCTTTAAAGAGGGTGGTATTGACCCGTGGGGTGAAAAAGCAAAAGATAAATTCATAATGTTAACCCCCACAGAACAATTCTTAGTATCAAAAGAAAAAAGATTATTTAAAGGTTTTGAGGATTATAATAGTGTTACCAGACTTGTATTTGACCTTGAGACAACCTCTTTAGAACCAAAAGATGGTAGGATATTTATGATCGGTATTAAAACCAATAAAGGATACAGAAAGGTTATTGAGTGTACAAACGATGATGAAGAGAGAAAAGGTATTGCCGAATTTTTTAAAATCATTGACGAATTAAAACCATCAATAATATCTGGTTACAATTCATTTAACTTTGACTGGAAATGGATTTATGAAAGATGTGAAATCTTAAACATTGACATAAAAAGAATCGCAAAAACATTAAACAGTCAACGACCGATATCACAAAAAGATTCAATGTTAAAATTGGGTAACGAAGTTGAGAGGTTCGTTCAAACTCAAATGTGGGGTTATAACAATATTGATATTATCCATTCTGTACGTAGAGCCCAAGCAATTAATTCATCAATAAAAGAAGCAGGTCTTAAATACATAACAAAACATATTAACGCAGAAGCAAAGGATCGTGTATATATTGACCATAATAAAATTGGGTCAATGTATAGAGATAAGGAAGAACATTGGTTAAATATTGAGAATGGTAATTATAAAAAGATTGGTGTTGACCCAAAGATTGATGAGATTTGTGAACGAAGAAGTGATATCTATATTAAAACAACAGGTGATGATATCGTTGAGAGATACCTTGACGATGACCTTGAAGAAACGTTATTAGTTGATGAACAGTTTAATCAGGGGTCTTTTCTATTAGCATCATTACTTCCAACAACTTATGAGAGAGTATCAACAATGGGTACTGCAACAATCTGGAAATTGGTAATGTTGGCGTGGTCATATAAAAATGGTTTGGCGATTCCTGCGAAAAAAGAGAAACGAAATTTTGTCGGTGGATTATCACGATTGTTAAAGGTGGGTTATTCAAGAGATGTTCTAAAATTGGACTACTCATCACTTTACCCATCAATCCAACTTACACACGATGTGTTTCCAGAATCAGATATAACTGGTGTTATGAAAGGTTTGTTATCTTACTTTAGGGATACTCGTATTATGTATAAGAACTTATCCGCCGAATGGAAATCAAAAGATGTTAAAATATCACAGAAGTATGATAATTTCCAATTACCTGTAAAAATATTTATTAATTCACTTTTTGGTGCGTTATCAGCACCACAAGTATTTCCGTGGGGTGATATGGACAGAGGTGAAATGATAACCTGTACCGGTCGTCAGTATTTAAGAATGATGATAAATTTTTTTACAGAAAGGGGTTACAATGCGAGCGTGATGGACACTGACGGCATTAATTTCTCTGTTCCAAGTGGTGTTGAAAATAGAAGGTATGCTGGTAAAGGTCTTAACTGGTTGGTGAAAGAAGGTAAAGAATATGTTGGGGCTGACGCTGATGTTGCGGAATTTAACGATATGTGTATGAGGGGAACGATGGGCCTCGATACTGACGGCAGTTGGCCCGCATGTATTAATCTTGCTCGTAAAAATTATGCGTTATTAACAGATAAAGGTAAAGTCAAGTTAACGGGTAATTCAATTAAGTCCAAGAAAATGCCAAAATATATTGAGGTATTTTTAGATAAAGGAATTAAAATGTTGTTAAATGGTTATGGTCAAGATTTTGTTGAATGGTATTATGATTATTTACATAGAATTTTTGACCAAGATATCCCCCTAATGGAAATCGCAAATAAAGCCAAGATTAAACAAAGTGTTGGTGATTACATTAAAAGAAGTAAAACAACAACCAAATCTGGTGCGTTAATGTCAAGACAAGCACATATGGAGTTGGCGATTTTAGAAAACTTAAATGTTAATCTCGGTGATGTGATTTATTATGTAAACAACGGAACAAAGGCAACACACGGTGATGTACAAAAAGTTAATAGACCAAAAAAGGGGTGGAGTGATTTACAAATTGAAACATATTTTGAGAACACCAAAGGTGATCCCCAGTCTATTGATTCCGTTATTCAATTAAATTGTTATAGAATTGACCCCCAAGAATTAGAGAGTAATCCTAATCTAAGAGGTGAATATAATATTCAAAGGGCGATTGCAACATTTAATAAAAGGGTTGAACCATTATTGGTTTGTTTTAAAGAAGAAGTTAGAAATGGATTGTTAGTTAAAAATCCAGAAGAGAGACCTTACTTTACAAAAGATCAATGCGAATTAATCAATGGTGTTCCTTTTGATGAAGAAGATCAAGATAAATTGGAGGACGTTATGGAAATGTCAGACGATGAGGTTGTGTTTTGGGAAAAGGTTGGTGTTTCACCATATCATATGTATGATGACATTGACCCATATATGCAAAAATTTATTTCATAATTTTTTTATAAAAAGTAGAACTTTTACTAAAACCTAAATATTTATAGATATGGGAAGACCAAAAAAAGAAGACCAAGATAAGAAAATTAAAATTGGTATTAGTTTAGATAGAAAACTTTTTAACCATATGATGAAAGATGGTGGTAAAACTTCCCGTATAATTGAGAGTATTATTAGGGAACATTATGGGAACAAAAATTTGTAGTAAATGTAAAGAAGAAAAAGAGTTATGTCTTTTTGGTGTTGACAAAAAAAGGAAAGATGGCTTGAAGGTGCGTTGTAATGATTGTAGGAAAATAGAAAGTTTGGAATATAGAAAAAGAAATCCGGGTAAAAGAAAAGAAACAATAAAAAAATATTATGAAAATAATAAAGAAAAAATCAAAGAAAAAGATAAAATTAGGTTTTTAGAAAATCCTGAAAAATTTAGGGCTATTAAATTAAAATCTTACCATAAAAACAAAACTAAAGACGAACAAATTGAGAGACGAAGGGTATATCGTAAACACAAACGAAAAACCGACGTAAAATATAGATTGGCGAACGTTGTTAGGCGGAGGATAATACATTACATACGAATAAACAACATAACCAAAAAAAATAAAACGTTTGATATTGTCGGTTGTACCCCCCAATTCTTAAAAGAACACCTTGAGAGTCAATTCAAGGATGGTATGTCTTGGGATAATTATGGGTTTTATGGTTGGCACATAGATCACATAATCCCTTTGTCTTCGGCTAAAACCGAGGAAGAATTATACGGATTATGTCACTACACAAATTTACAACCGTTGTGGGCTAAAGATAATTTAAGTAAAGGTTCTAAAGTATTATGATATTTTCAAACCATCAGAACTAGTTACATACCAATTACCTTCAAGAAACTGGAACTGAACACAGGCACCCTTCTCTAAAAGAAGTTCGTCCCATTCTTCATCTATAGAACCAACATCAGTTTTAATTAAAACATTTGTTAGTGATTTAATTGTTATTTTATTTGTTTTTCCCGATTTTAAAGTAACTTCAGAATATTCAACGTCTTTAACAATTAAAAATGACTCATCGTTAATTATGTAATTATCTACAGAAATTATTTTTTGTATTTCCGTTGGTTTTTCAACAACCACTTTTGGTTCAACAACCGTTTGCGTGTGATATCTAACAACATTTTTTCGTTGTGTGATATTTTCTACTCTTAATCCACCCATTATATTACGTATATTTGTCTTGGCATTGCCCTAAATTTTAGGGATTTATTTAAATTTTCAGCAAGTAATGCTTCTCTTTCAATTACTTTGTCTGGTTTCAATCTTGTTAATCTTCCTTCAGCACCAATTAACTCATCAATTAATTTTGTTTTTTCATCTTTCGCTTCAGTTGCAAGTGATGTGTAATCCATTGTTAAGTCGCCGTCTGGTGTTTTTAAGTTACCACTGAATTTTCCACGTACTCTAGAAAGTGTTTCTTTACAGTAAGCAATAAACCATCGTCTAACCCAAATTTGAGAGGGGTTATTTAAGTCCACCCAACTCATTTTATCAAATGGTACATCAGAAGGTAATTTAATAATGTCTGGATTGTCTTTTAAACATTTGTCTCTATCGGCCGGACCAACATCATAATACCAATACCAAACCTTTCCTTTTGTTAGTGTTCCATTACCAAAGTCAAATTTACCACCAGGTGTGTTCATTAAGTGTATCGCTTTTTTACCATCGGGTAACGCTGTTACTCTGTATGTTAAATCACCTGCGATAATTCTTCTTTGTATATTTATTTCTTGCATTCTTAATAACATATCAAACGCCGGCATCATAAAATAACTTCCCGCCATATTACCCATTTGCGCAAGACCACCTCCACCACCAAGACCACCTCCGGCACCTAACGCACCAAAAGACCAAGGGTCAAACATTGTGTTATTTAATGTCGCTGGGGTAAACCATAGTAATTCGTTTAGTTCGCGATTCGCTGGTATTTCATATATTTGTTGGTTTGGTGCTAATTGAATGTAGTCTTTTTTTAAGACACTCTCACCACCTGCTTGTAACCCAACAATTTTTGAGTATGCGTAAGTATATCTTGTTTCATAATCTAAACTTCTTGTCGTAAACGCTTTTGTTAAAGATTGTGTATCTAAGTTTAAATTGTTTAATGCTGTCCATTGTGATTCAATTAACCAATCTTGTACATATTGTGAATATTCATCAATAGAGAATTCTAAAAGCGTATCCATTTGTTCGTCCTCTAGTTCAACACTTCTTTGTGGTGCACCTAATAAATGTCTAACTTTTTTATATAAGTTACTTCTTTCTGGTTCGTCAATTATTCCCATAGTGATTTTTTATATAAATATCAACAAGTTTAAATTTTAACCGATTACCATTAATTTTGGGTTGTAGTTTCTAACTGGGTTTGCATCACTTATGTTAAACGTTTTATCTAACCACATTTTTATAATATATTCTGTTTGTTCTGGTGTTAGTTTAAACAAATCTTCTAATATCATCCAAAGTTCGGTGTTGTTAATAAACATTTTTTTCGTTAACAAATTAAAAACCATCAAATTATCATTTGGTTTTTTACGGAACAACATTATATTAGATGATGTTTGACTTATAACTGTTTCTAAATCGTTATATATGTTTAAAAACTCAAACGGATTGTTGTCAAACCCTTTTGATAAAATTGAATCAGAACTATTATACTTTAATAGTTTATTCCAACCATCCTCTTTAATGTTGTTTTGAATGATTTCTTTTTCACTTAAAGATTCATTTAATCTTTTATACTGACTTTCGGATATAATAATTTTCATATTGATAAATATTCTATTTTTTCAATTTGTAGACCTCATCCAATTGTCATCAACACCAATTATCAATGTTGTGACACCCCTTAAATTGTGGGTCTCATACAACCATCTCTTTATAAGTTTCTGTATATTAGTGTAGTTAAGACCAAATTTACCTTCCAAAACTGACCAAATTTCATAATAATTAATATAAATCTCATCACTTTCTCTATCGGAAATAATAAAATTATGACCTTTTTTAAAACGATATAATGTCCAATATTCTTCTTCTTCACTCTGAACCGATTCCAGATCGTTAAATAAGTTTAAGAAATTCATCGGTTCTTTAATATCAAAAATGTCAAAAGTTTTATCCAAGGATCCAACAATCTTTACGACAGATTCAAAACCAACTTTTTTAACTAAACCTAGTAATTTTTCTTTTAAAGAAACGTTTTCTTTGATTAGTTTATACTGATTTTCGGATATAATAATTTTCATATTGATAAATATTCTAATATTTTTTAAATTGTAGACCTTATCCAGTAAAGAAATCCATTGGCATAAATACAAATTTAGGTGTGACTCCCCTTAAATTGTAGACCTCACCCAACCACCTCTCTGTAAGTTTTTGTATTTCAGAGTAGTTAAGACCAAATTTATCTTCCAAAACTGACCAAATTTCATCATAATTGATATAAACATAATCCTTTTTTCTATCGTAAATCATTATATTATGATCTTTTTTATAACGAAATAATATCCAATTTTCTTTTTCTTCAGATTGGGTACCTTTCAAATCATTAAATAGATGTAAGAAATCCATTGGTTCTTTAATGTCAAAGATTTTAAATAAATTATCCAAGGACCCAACAACCCTTGTAGTTGGTGTAAATCCAACTTTTTTTATTAAACCCAATAACTTTTCTTTTAAAGAAACGTTTTCTTTAATTAGTTTGTATTGACTTTCGGATATAATAATTTTCATATTGATAAATATTCTATTTTTTTTAAATTTGTAGACCTCATTCAATTTTTCCAACTACTTGCTCGCCATTTGCGTAGATTCTGACACCCCTTAAATTATAGACCTCACCCAACCATATCCCTATAATTTTCTGTCTTTCAAAAAATTCAAGACCAAATTTATCTTCTAAAACTGACCAAATTTCATCAGAATTAATATAAACAACATCATAGTGTCTATCGTAAATCATAAAATTATGTCCTTTTCTATAACGATATAATGTCCAATCTTCATCTTCTTCACTCTGAACTGATTCCAAATCATTAAATAAATTTAAGAAATCCGTCGGTTCTTTAATGTCAAAGATTTCAAATGTTTTATCCAAAGATCCAACAATCTTTGTTACAGATTCAAAACCAACTTTTTTGATTAAACCCAATAATTTTTCTTTTAAAGATATTGATTCATTTAATGGTTTTTTATTATCCTCTTTTTTTGTTTTTGAGATATATAAATCATTAACAAATTCCCAATTAACACAATTCCAAAAGTTTTTAATATATTCGTCACGTTTATTTTGATATTTTAAATAATACGCGTGTTCCCAGACATCCAACCCCAACAATGGATAACCACCATCTTTAATGATATTCATTAATGGATTATCTTGATTTGGTGTGGACATAATTTTAAGTCTATTTGTTTTTGTTAAGACAAGCCAAACCCAACCAGAACCAAATCTATCTTTTGCAATTTGGTTAAACTCATCTTTCATCTTTTTTATATTACCATATTGTTTGGTAATTTTATCAAAAATTTCACCCTTTGGTATTTGTTTCTTTGGTGACAACATCTTCCAAAACAAAGCATGGTTAAAAGCACCCCCAGCGTTGTTTCGTACTTTCTCGTCAAATTTACTAATTGATTTTATAATATCTTCTAATTCAATATCTTTATGTTTTTTTTCCGATAAGGCATCATTTAATTTTTTAACATAACCTTTATAATGTTTGTTGTAATGGATATCCATCGTTTTTGGATCAACGAATTGTTTTAATGCGGAATATGAATATGGTAATTTTTCAATACCAATTTTTTTCATTTCCATAATAAACTCTTCTTTGATGTTTTCTTTTTCCGTTAAGAGAATTTGTTCTGAGATAAGATTAATTTTATTAACTATTTTTTCTGAACACTCAAAAACCAATTGATTATAATCTGGGTATTCTTTTTCAAACATTTTTATTAATCTACCAGCAAAAGCGTTTGCCTCATCTTCATTTTGACCACCAATATCTGGTCCTCGTTCTCTACCTAAAACAAATCGTTGATGTGCGTGAACCCACTCGTGAGCCAAGGTCCTCATAATGTCACGGTTTAATCTATTTTTTGATAAAATTTTTAATGTACCGTCCATACTCTGACTACCAGTTGACATTTGACCCATTTTATCACCCAAAAACAAAATTGTTAAATCTTGATTAACAGGATAATGTTTACTTAAAAACTTGATAAAATCATTGTACATTTTTTTATCGTTAGTGTCAAGCCCAGAATCATTATGTTTAATTGTGATTTTCATAATAATAAATATCTAATGATTATGAAATGTGATTTAATTGGTTATATCGTTCTTACTTTCTTAAATTGTGGTGTTGTGCGTGCCAATAATATGGTTATACGTTGTGATCCCCTTTAAATCATAGACCTCACCCAACCACGTCTCTACAACGTTTATGATGTCACCAAAGTTAATATCAAATTTATCTTCCAAAACTGACCATATTTCGTCATAATTAATGAAAACATATTTAATTTTTCTATCGTGAATCATAAAATTATGACCTTTTTTATACCTATACAACACCCAATTTGGTTCTTCTTCACTCTGAACAACGTCCAAATCATTAAATAAGTTTAAGAAATCCATTGGTTCTTTAATATCAAAAATCTGAAAAGTTTTATCCAAGGACCCAACAACTCTTACTACTGATTCAAATCCAACTTTTTTAATTAAACCTAATAATTTTTCCTTTAAAGAAACGTTTTCTTTGATTAGTTTATATTGATTTTCGGTTATTATTATTCGCATAATAATAAATATTACATTTTTTGATTAATTGATTTTAAAATTTCTTCAACAGTATCTCCAGGGTCTGAACTAATATCACCCATAACAGTTCCGATTATTTTTTTCTTATTGTTTAATATGTCATAAATAGCACCCTCAATTGTGTTGATAAACAACGGATAATAAATCAATACATTATTTTTTTGACCATATCTGTACGCTCTATCTTCGGCTTGTGCGTGTTCCGCTGGGACAAAAGATAAATCGTTCATTATTACCGCTTCAGCCTTTGTTAGTGTTAAACCAACCCCCGCCGCTTTTAGATTTCCGACAAATACTTTTATCTTGTCGTTTTCTTGAAACTGGTCAACAGCATATTGTCTTTGTGTTTTATTACAACTACCATCCAAATAGACAGATTGTTTACCGAAGTGATTATGAATCATTTGTAACGTTTCCGTAAAGTTTGTAAAAATAATAACTTTCTTATCTTGATCAATTATATTTTGGGCAAATTCAATTGTTTCTTTAACCTTTTCATTAGCAATCAATTTTCTAATTTGCATAAGTTTTGAAAATTGTACCGTTAATGACGAAGAACCTTCTTCTTTATCCAACCATTCATAATATTCACCCATAAGATCTTTATACTCTTTTGATGTTGTTTTTAGATATATTGGTGTTATAATTTTATCTGGTAAATCCAAAACATCTTCTTTTAATCTACGAAGAATTTGACCCGAAGTTCTTTCCCTTAGTTCTTCCAAGTTTGATGCACCATTAACATTCCAAATCTTTCTATTACCAGCCCTAAATTGATAACCCTCACAATAACGAATAGCATAAGCCATCCAGTTTTGTGCAACAGGACTTTCAATCAAGTTTAATAAATTATAATAATTGATTGGTCTGTTTGTCATTGGTGTTCCCGTTAATAACCACAAATATTTGGCCTTTTTTGTAAAACTATTAATTATTTTTGTTCTAGCGGCTTGACTATTACTTACCATATGTGCTTCATCCAATATGATCAAATCAAAATTAATTTGACCTATAACCGAATCGTTGGGGTTTTTAATGTCATAAAAATTTTTTAAGATGTCATAATTAACAATTACAATGTCGTGTTCCGTTGAGAATTTTTTTCCTTCCGCAATAAAACAACTCTTATCGGAATAATTAACAAACTCTCGTTGCCAATTTATTTTAAGTGATGCCGGACAAACAACCAAAATCTTTTCCGCCTTGGTTTCAAGGGCTGCTATAATTGTGGCTGTCGTCTTTCCCACACCCATGTCATCAGCCAAAATAAACCTTTTTGAACCAACAAGTTTCTCAATCGCTTCTTTTTGATGAGGTAATGGTGGTCTATTGTCATACTTTGAGTAATCAACCTCAACTTTTTTTATTGTATGTGATTTTATTAATGATGATTTTGGAATCCAAAATTCAGACAAATTATCTTTCTCAAAGAACTTACCCCAAATGTGATATGACTTATCTTTTTCAACTAATAATTTCTCAATGTAAATTTGTTTTGGTGTTTCAAGAAAATACCTTTCTTTAGCGAATTTTTCAGCAAAATATGTATCAAGGTCAACCCACTTTCTAGCAACTTTTGGGTTCGTACTATAATAATTTACAATATATTCCGCTTGAGTTCTAGTCGGGTAAAACTTTTTATTTGTTTGTTTTTTGACTTTCATACATAATATATGATTGTTCGCACCATCATATGTGTCCAATAATTCTAAAGCCTTATGTTCTATTAGTTGTTTTTGATTTTCCAAAATTACCCGTTAATGAATAAAAATAATTATAAATTTGATATTTATAAATACAAAACAATTTAAAATGAACACACCAAAAGTTCCAATAACAAGATTAGGTAAGTTTTTTGGCTCAAATGATTTTGATTTAGAGGTCTCACTTTCCGAGGAATGGTTAATTGGCGATATGAATTACACTTGCGTGTTGTACCGCGTTGATAAAACCAAAACCAAAACCGACGATGTTTATGGTGAAACGGTGTCTGATGGTATTAAGTTTTTACCCCCAGTTGAGTTTAACGCACAGGTTACAATTGCATCACCAGAAAATAAAATTATGGGTTCAACAAAATTAGATCAACTTGAACCTGGTAATATAACTGTTTCGGTATTTTTAAAGACTTTGGACGATCTTAATATTGATATTGAGTTTGGTGATTATATTGGATATTATGATACCGAAAGTTTTGTGAGATATTATACTGTGGTTAACGACGGCCGTATAACATCTGATACCAAACATACATACAAAGGTTATCGACCATTTTATAGAACAATAATCGGAGCACCTGTTGGTCCTAATGAATTTAGAGGGTTATAAGTTATGGCATTACCAAAAAAAATAAAAAAAGATATTAATCTAATAGAGAGTAAAACTTTATTACCTAGACGACACGAAATTGCGAATATGATTTCACAAGATGGTACGTATTTACCAAAATCGTTATTACATTCTGATTTGGACAGAGGATTTATGGATTTTGTTCGTGATGAATTAAAGTGTGTGGTTGAGGGTAAAACAATCCCAACGGTTGACGTGTTAATAACAACACAAAATTGGGCTCAATTCACAGAGACTTGGGATTTCCAAAACATAGATAAAAACGCGGAACCCCCATTTATTGGTATTGTTAGATCACCAGAAGTAACCTTTGGTAATAACCCATCTATTATGTTATCAAACATACCAAACAGAAGACAATATTTTTATATGAAAGTACCAACTTGGGATGGTCAAAGAAATGGTTTTGATATCTATAAAATACCACAACCAATCCCTGTTGATATAAAATATACGGTTGTTATTGTTTGTAATAGAATGCGTGAATTAAATAAGTTTAATCAAAATGTAATCACAAAATTCGCGTCAAAACAAGCGTATCAAACAATTAAAGGTCATTATATTCCTATTATTATGGGTAATATATCCGACGAATCTATTATGGATTTGGAAAAAAGAAAGGTCTATCTACAAAAATACGAATTCACATTACAAGGTTTTTTAATGGATGAGGATGAATTTGAAATAAGTCCTGCTATAACAAGAACGTTTCAGATTTATGAAACTGACACTAAAATAAAAAACAGAAAACCAAAAAAACAAATTCCAGAAATACCACAAACGTATCGTGAAAATTATTCTGTAGGTAACATTGTTTCTGTTTATAAATTTAATTATACAACAAATCTTAAATTATCATCAAATCAGAATATTGATCAATTTGAAGTTTATATTAATGATGACTACTACGGTAATGATTTGACCGAAATCCAAATCAACACTGGTGATGAATTAAGAATCAACATAACAAAGGTTGATGTTGGTCAGATTTCCGAGATTGTGTTTTTACAAGAGATTATTTAATCCTCACCGTAAATATCTCTTTTTTCCTTACATTTATCCATTATTAGACCCTCAAGGAATTTATACATTTTAATCCCTCGTTTATCACAATATTTCTTTAAAACATCGTGAACGTCCTTATCAATCTTTAAATTTTTAATTTTTTTTTCGTTTGGTTCCATAAGTAGAAAAAAGGTAGAAAAAAAACCTACCAATTTATAAATACTTTCATTCATATAAAGTTTTTGGTAAAAACGTGAATATTTATTAATAAAATAAATTAAAAAAATAAATTAAAATCTATGGCAACTAACAGTAAAATATTTGTATCACCAGGTGTTTATACTTCAGAAGTGGATTTAAGTTTTGTTGCACAAAGTGTTGGAGTTACAACACTTGGTATTGCAGGAGAAACTTTAAAGGGTCCGGCTTTTGAACCAATCTTTATTAGAAACTTTGACGAATTCCAAACTTATTTTGGGGGTACGTCACCAGAAAAATTTGTTAACACACAAATTCCGAAATATGAAGCGTCGTACATCGCGAAATCATATTTACAACAATCTAACCAATTATTTGTAACTAGAATCCTTGGATTATCTGGTTATGATGCGGGACCATCTTGGTCAGTCGTAACTAAAGCAAACGTTGATCCAACGACCGTTGATTTTATGTGTGAAAGTGGTCAAACGATTGATTGTGAATTTATTTGTTTACAACCAAGTGCAACAACATTTAACGTTGGGTTTACTGGTTGTACAAATTCATCTGAAACAATCGGGTATGAAAACAACTTCCCAAGTCAAATTGAAAGTATGTTGACAACACAATATGAAACGTTTAATGGATCTGTATCAACATTGGATGCAAACATTAGAAGTTTGATTAGTGGTGTTATTGCCGAACCGTCAACGTCTGCTGACACTATTAGTTATTTCGGTTCAATTTGGGGTGACGATTATAGTACTTTATCAACATTGTTTACAAATGAAAATAATGTATTTAATGTTCCTTCACCATCAAGTGAATTAACAAACTATTCATCACCATTCAATGACCCTTGGTATTACGCACAGTTTGAAAACATTGGTAATGGTTTATACTCAGGTTTTTCATTTTTCTTATATGTTGATGAATTATCTGAAATCATTCCGGTAACAACAACAACTACAACTATAACACCAACGACAACTACAACGACAACAGATCCTTGTAATCCAGCACCAACCACAACAACCACAACAACAACACAACCAGAGGTTATTACTTGTTATTCAGGAAATGTTGTTGGTAAAATTTATTATTACTCAGGTATTTCTTACACAGAGTATGATAATTTAGTTGTTGCAACATTAAGATCTAGAGGTATCGCAACATACGCTGATGGTAATAATCCAGTATTTGAGGTTTCAGCGACAACAAATGTATCATTAAATATGGGTGGTCAGTATAGTCCGGTTCTTAAAGATCCATATATGCCGTTCGCTATAAATGTAACAAATAACGCCGGTACTAATTTTGTTTTTGAAACTTCTTTCTCACAAACTGACGCACAATATATTGCAAAGGTATTTGGTGGTACGAACTTTGGAAAACCAAGAACCTCAACACCGTTATTTTTGGAAGAAAGATTCCAATCATTATTAAACTACGGTTGGAAAAAAGGTTATATTAGAGGTTTAAGTTCTGATTTAGTCGCTTTAGAGTCGGCTCAGAGTAATGATTCATCATCAATCGGTTGGTATTTAGATAAATATCAAACACCATCATCACCTTGGGTTGTGTCTGAATTAAGAGGTACTAAAACATTTAATTTATTTAAATTCTACACAATATCTGATGGTAATTCAGCAAATAGTGAGGTAAAAATATCGTTTATTAATATGTCGTTCAACAACAGAACGTTTGATGTTTTAGTTAGAGATTATTATGACGTTGATTCAAACCCTGTTGTGATTGAGAAATTTACGAACTGTTCAATGGATCCATCACAAAATAACTTTATTGCGAAAAAAATTGGTACATTAGATGGTGAATACCAGTTAAATTCAAAATATATTATGGTTGAAATGAACGAGGATGCACCAACTGACGCATTACCTTGTGGTTTTGATGGTTATGTATTTAGAGAATATGCTGATGTTAAACCACCATTCCCAATTTATAAAACAAAATATGATTTCCCAGGTGAAGTTGTCTATAACCCACCATTTGGTTTCTCAAGTGGAAATGATGACGCTGTAATTTCTGGTGGTGACAATGTTAGAAAAACATATTTAGGTTTTTCAAATAACGTTGGTTTTGACACTAGTTTCTTTGAATATAAAGGAAAAAGAAACCCAAATTCGTCTTGTGACTTAGAGGGTGGTGAATGGTCATACAAAACACGAGGATTCCATATGGATAAACTCGCAAGTGGTATAACAATTTCAAACGGATTTACAACAAGTGGATCTCCAAAATATTACGTTGGTGATGCAACATTTTCATCTGAACCAACAAGTCCTGAAAGTCCTTATTATAGATTGTTCTCTAGAAAATTCACAATCCTTGTTGGTGGTGGGTTTGATGGTTGGGACATCTATAGAGAATACAGAACTAATAGTGATAATTTTGTATTAGGTCGTTCAGGTTTCTTAAACGGTGCTTGTGTCTCTGATAGATATCCGAACGCTAAAGGTTGGGGTGCATTTAAACAAATCGCAATTGGTGACGGAACAGTAGATTACGCTAATACAGATTATTACGCGTACTTATTAGGTATTAGAACTTTTGCAAACCCTGAAGCAGTTAATATAAATGTATTTACATCACCAGGTATTGATTATGTAAACAATAGTGACCTAGTTGAAGCAACTATAGATATGGTTGAGAACGAAAGAGCGGATTCATTATATATTACAACAACACCAGATTACAATATGTTTGTTGCATCAACAACAGAAGGTGATAATTTTATTTACCCCCAAGAAGCGGTTGATAATTTAGAACAAACTGGAATTGATTCAAACTATACTGCAACATATTACCCTTGGGTGTTAACTAGAGATAGTGTTAATAACACACAAGTTTATATACCAGCAACGGCTGAGGTTACAAGAAACCTAGCATTAACTGATAATATCGCGTTCCCTTGGTTCGCGGCAGCTGGATATACTCGTGGTATTGTAAATTCTGTTAAGGCTCGTAAAAAGTTAACACAAGAAGATAGAGACGTTCTATATACTGGTAGACTTAATCCAATTGCAACATTCGCTGATGTGGGTACTGTAATTTGGGGTAATAAAACATTACAAGTTAGAGAATCAGCCCTTGATAGAATCAACGTTAGAAGATTGTTATTACAAGCACGTAAATTAATATCTGCGGTTTCTGTAAGGTTGTTATTTGACCAAAACGATGAACAAGTTAGACAAGACTTCTTAAACGCTGTAAATCCAATCTTGGATGCTATCAGAAGAGATAGAGGTTTATATGACTTTAGAGTTGAGGTATCAAGTGATACTGCCGATTTAGATAGAAATCAGTTGACGGGGAAGGTGTATATCAAACCGACTCGTGCGCTTGAATATATCGATATTACGTTCTATATCACACCAACTGGTGCGTCGTTTGACAACATTTAATAGATTAAAATAAAATGATGAGGTCCTCCAAATTTTTTGGGGGACTTTTTTTGTTTTAGACTTTTATGTAACTTTTTTTTAAAAAAATGTTGTTAGTTAAATAAAAAATTATAACTTTGTCAAGTAAAAATAGAATTATGATTAAAAAAATCTTAACAGAGATGGTAGACGACAAGTCAAACCCAATTATGAAATACTACGCATTTGATTGGGATGACAACCTTATGTTTATGCCAACAAAGATTTACCTTAAAGATAAAAATGGTAATAGTGTTGGTATGTCAACAGAGGACTTCGCCGAACACAGAACCGAAATTGGTGTGATACCGTTTAACTATAACAACATTACTATTGTTGACTTTGACGACAATCCATTCAGAGATTTTAAAGTCACAGGTGACAAAAACTTTTTACGTGATTCAATGGTCGCACAAACAGGTCCTGCTTGGTTTGATTTTGTGGAAGCAATTAATAATGGTTCTGTTTTTGCAATAATAACAGCAAGAGGTCATACACCAATAATATTAAAAGAAGCCGTTTATCGTTTAATTAAATTAAATAAACACGGTTTAAATTCTTCAAAACTTATTAGGAACTTAAAAAAATATAGAGAGTTGGCTGATGAGGTATTACTTTCTAATGATGAGTTGATTAGATCGTACTTAGACTTGTGTAGGTTTCACCCAGTGTCGTTTGGTGACGGTTCCGCAATAAATCCAGAACAAGGAAAGATTGACGCAATGGAGACCTTTGTTAGATACATTAAATTATTATCACATAGGTTACAGAAAAAAGCCTTTATGAAGAATAAAATTAGTAATTACTTCACACCAAATATTGGATTTTCAGATGACGATATTAGAAACGTAGAGAAAATGAAAACACATTTTGATAAAAAGAAAGATAATATATTACAAACATACTTAACTTCAGGTGGTAATAAGGTAAAGTATTAGTTATTATATATTAAATTAGTTTATATTAAAGTTATTAATTAATAGTTAAGTTATATTTTAGTTATTATTAAGTAAGTTATATTATATATATAATTTCAAAATAAGTTAAAGTAAATAGAAAAATTTTTATTTGCAAAAAATATTAACAAAACTATTTAAAAATTCATATTTCATTTTTATATTTTTAATAAAAAATTATGGAACAAGATTTAGTTACTCACGGTCAAATGGATTTTAATTTACCACACGATGTGGTACCATTACCGTCTGGTGGTATTTTTTATAAATCAAAAAAGAAAAATGTTAAAGTTGGTTATTTAACCGCATCAGACGAAAACATACTAGTCAATATTGATGGTGCCAAAACAATTAAAGAATCAATAATTATTCCGTTATTAAGAAATAAACTTTATGAACGAGAAATTAGACCTGAAGAATTGTTGGAAGGTGATGTTGAGGCGATACTATTGTTTTTGAGAAACACTTCTTTTGGTCCAGAATATAATATTATTGTTACAGATCCAAAAACAAGTAAACGTTTTGAGACATCAATTATGTTAGATGAGTTAAATATCGTTAAACCGGTATTCCAACCAGATGAAAATGGATTGTTTAGCGTCACACTACCAGTTTCAAACACACAAGTAAAACTAAAGTTATTAAGTTTAACAGACACAATGGAAATTGATAACATTGTTAATTTATACCCAACAGGATATAATGCGCCAATAGTTACAACGAGGTTGTCAAAAATGATTGTTGAGTTAAATGGTAGTACTGATGGTAATCAAATATCAACATTTGTACAAACAATGCCGATTAGAGACTCAAAATTCATCAGATCGTTTATGAAAGAAAATGAACCTAAATTAGATCTTAAAAAAACAGTAATAGCCCCGTCTGGAGAAAAAGTTGATGTTGAAATCAACTTTGGGGTGGAATTTTTTCGGCCTTTCTTCTAAGTACTCACAACATATGTTAGATGAATTTTTTTATTTATCTAAATCCTTACATATGCAATATAGTGAATTTTTAAAAGTCCCAACGTATGCTCGTAAGTATTTAATACAAAAAATGATTGACGACGCAAACCCAAATAAAATTGGTTAATAAAGTATTTATACAATAAAAACAATGGGTAAAAAAGACGGCGCCGCAAAACTATTTGGTAAAACCTGGGATTCATTAACTTCAGAGGAAAAAACTCGCGTTGAAGAAGTGTATGCCGGGGCGCTAAACGAGGGTAAAAAAAGTTCAAATACATCAACACCACCTAGTGGTGTGCTAAAAGGTCAAGGACCATTAGATTTTGAAGGTGTCCTTGTGGATCTTAAAAAAGGTGCGTCAGATGTAGGTACTTCTTTTATTTCTGTTAACGACAACGTTAACGAACTAATAAATAGTGCCCAACAATTTGGTAATCAAATGGGTATCGGCAGAGCAAGAGCCTCCGAACTCAGAACGACAATTGCTGATACCGTACCAGAGTTAATGAAACTTGGTTTTAACGAAGATGCGGCACTAGCTAATATCACAGCTATTCCTCAAGCACTTAAAACAAACACAATCCTTGCTAGTGAAACCATTGTGGAATTAGGTGCTACTGCTAAGTTTACAGGTGAAGATATCGGCACGTTAGTTACGGGTTTCCAAGGTGTTGGAGTTCAATTATCTGATGTTGGTAACGAGATGGCAGCTGTTGCTAATATCGCAAAAAGTGTTGGTGTTAATGTTAAAGAGGTTACTGGCGGTGTTGTTACAAATTTAAAAAACTTAAATCTTTTTAATTTCCAAAATGGTGTACAGGGATTAGCAAAAATGGTCGCTAGTTCTGCGATAATGGGTGTTAACATGGAAAGTGTGTTAAATAAAGCTGAAAAACTATTAAACCCTGAAAGTGCAATTGAATTTTCATCAGCATTACAACGACTTGGTGTTACATCTACGGAATTATTAGATCCATTAAACGCAATGGATTTGGCAATGAACAATCCTGAAAGATTGGGTAGTGAGATGACAAAAGTTGCTCAACAATTCACAAGATTAAAAGCGGATGGTACTGGATTTGAGATCTTACCAGGTGCTAAATTACAAATGCGTGAGGTTGCGGAAGCTATGGGAATGAGCGCTAGTGAACTTGCTAATATGGCGATTAAGTCATCTGATTTTGATATGAAATTAAAACAGATTAAATTCCCAAGTTTTGCGGCTAGTGAGGAAGATAAAACATTAATTGCCAATATGTCACAAATGAAAGACGGCAAAGGTGTTATACAATTGATGAATGATAAAACTGGTGAAATGGACTCCGTCGCAGTTGAAGATTTAACAGTGGACCAACTTAATGAATTACGAAAAGATCAAGCAAATCAAAATAAAACAGCAGAAGAATTAGCTGTAGACCAATTAACAGCGCTAGAAACTATTGTAGCAAACACCTCAGGTGGTGCTAAAGCTGTGGGTTATGGGGCTGCTAGTATACCAGCGATTCAAAGACTGGCAGATCTTAATTTAGGTACTCGTGAAGCGGTATCAAAAAATGTTATTGGAAAACAAAAGGCTAGTGGTATAAGAGAGGGTGGTCAAAAATTAGTGGGTGGTTTAGAACAGAATGTTGTAAAACTAGTAACAGAAGGATTAACACCAGAAACACTCGCAGAATTCGGTACTTCATTTAAAGATTTTTTCACAAATTTTCAAAACACATTGGTTGATATTGAAAAGGCAGGTTTAATCGCACTTAAAAAGACCGGAGTAGATACCGTTGAAAACGCACAAAAGACCTATGCTGGTTTTAGTGGTGTACCAGAAGTTAAACCTGGGGTTATGTCTAATAACATTGATCCTTCAATTTCTACAGGAAATTTAAACCAAATACAAACAAACAATGTTAACTTTGAAAATAGAACAACAGTTGATTTAACAAATTCTGATGGGTCATTAAAAAATTTAACGGAAGAGCAAAAAAATGAAATAGTAAAAATACTAAAGGATAAATTTGAAAACAGCCCAGAAATGAGAAGAATTATTTATGATGTTGTTACTAAATATAATCCTAATCAAAACTAGTAATCAAAAATAACATCATAAAAAAACAATAAAAATTGTATTTATTAATAAAATACAAGAATGGCCGAAAGCGTTTTATCATTTGTTAATTCATCAAGTTTTAGAAATCAATTAATTTCTAGAAACTTAAAACCATATTCGGTTCCAGGTACGTTTTCCGGACCAACAACAAACATTAATTATGAAACAAACTTAACTGTTAGTAGTGTTATTGACTCTCCTGACACGTTAATATCAACAAATAATTTTGCGAATACTTTATATCCATTAAATGAATTTGGACCTGAAGGTGGGTTTAATGGTAAATATTCGTTACCAGGTGCACCATATCCAGTAGATTCAAATTCGGGACCATACAACCCCAACGATACTAATCTTGATTTAATAAATGAATTTTTTATTGATGCGGCATATATCCAAAACATATATGGACCAGAAGGTGGGTATAGTGATTTAGTTGTGATAACAGACGTTGTAGGAAGTCCAAAACTATATAAACCATATTGGGATCCATCGTCATTCGTTACCTCAACATATAGCACATATGATTTAGTATTTAATAACAATCCTACAGGATCAAACGGACCATTATCACAAGATACATATTTAGCGAAGATTGGTGCGCAACAATTAAAAAGTGCGTTTGACGAGAGAATTGCCGAACAAGTTAGAAAAAACACAATCGGTCGTGTAAATTTGGATTCATTACAAGACCCGTTTAGTGCGTCATTGGTTGCAACAGGTAAAGAACCATTTATTGAAAAAAATTGGACAATCACACAACCAGAAAACCCAATTGCCGCAGCCGCGTCTTTTGCATCAAGAATGTCAGGAACATATTTCCCTGTTTCAACAATTCCTGGCGATTATTTTAATGATACGAACATACAATCACCATTACTTGAAAAAGCACTAAACGTTGGTAACGCTTTAACTGGTGGTTTATTAGGTCCAATTTTAGATGTATATAGAAATCCATCTGAAACATTTGTCGCTAATACTGGTAATGGTCAGAGATCAATTTTATTTTCAACATTAGATTATAATAAATACAGACCAAAATATTCAAGGGGAATACTACAAAGTATAACAACAGGTATTGATCGTTTGTTAGATTCCGACAAACCAAATACTGATGGTTATTACGTCGGAAGTCCGAACGCTGAGCCGTCACAAATAGATTCACCAGCAAATCAAATACCCGTAGGACCTAACGGAAGACAAATAAACACAATCGTTTATGGACCACAAGAATTAGGTATTCTATATGAGGGTAATGAAAATAGAATCGTAAATGGTCTAAAGGGTAAATCAGTTACTGATGGTGGTGGTATTTCAGGACAATTTGTTTGGACATCACCTAAATACAAAGATAATGCCGGATTTAAACAAGGTAAGGGTGGTAAAACAACAACATTGGACATTGGTTTTGAATCAATTAGAGCCGACTATGCACGATATCAATCAACCGAAACCCCATTTAAAGAGGGTTCAATATTAGATCAAACACAAAGATTGGTTGAATCCGCGGATAAGGTTAATGGTCAATCAAGATTAAAACACGTAGGGAATGCAATCAACCAAGTATCAAAGGTTTTTAATGACGGGTATAAAGAATTAACAAAAGGGTCTCAAGTTTTATCATATAAAAATGATTCAGATGGTAATGAAGAAGGTATTGAATATTGTCGTGTATTTACTAAAGACACACCGTATTATACATATGGTGATTTACAAAAAACAGATGGTATCACACAAGAAGGTCGTAAGTTTTCACACTCTGTGTTTGATAAAACATATAATTTAAATATTGCCCCATTAAAAATACCAGGATCAACAAACATTGTAGATAATAAAGTAAAAAAATATATGTTCTCAATTGAGAATTTAGCGTGGAGAACATCAGATAGACCTGGTTATACATATGACGAATTACCTGTTTGTGAAAGAGGTGCTAATGGGGGACGAGTAATGTGGTTTCCACCATACGACTTAACGTTTTCAGATGAAAGCACACCGTCTTTTAATTCAACATCATTTTTGGGTAGACCAGAACCAATATATACTTATAAAAATACAACAAGAAAAGGTTCAATTAGTTGGAAAATAATTGTGGATCATCCCGCAGTTATGAACACAATTGTACAAAAACAATTAAAAAATGTTGATTCGGATAAATTAAATTCAATGATGGACTCGTTTTTTGCTGGTTGTTTAAAATATGACTTATATGAATTGGGAATTAAATTTAACACAATACCAACTAGGGATTTATATACGTATCAACAAATATTAAATAACCCTAGATTAACATCCGAAGAATTGGGTCAAGTTGCACTGGAAATACCAAAAGATCAACAATCTGGTGGTGGTACTAAAGGTGACGCCAACGCAGTTGTTGATGACACACCTCAAGTAGCTGAAACAAAAAATGATACATCAAATGAATTACAGTCTGTTGACCTAACCAAATTTGTTGGTTATGGGTTTTATTTTGATAATGATTGTCCCGAATGTAAAAATAGTACATCAATTACCGCTAGTCAACCATATGATTCGTGGTACTCACAATATGTTGGTAGAGAATCGGTATATCAATCTACGGCACCAACAAAAGTTTATATTGACAATGGAACAACAGAATTTTCTAAAGATGGGATTAGTGATTTTTTTACACAAGTTGTGAAAGGTAATTACGATGTCATCAATAATGATTTAATAAAACAACTTGGTGATATCTTGTCAAAAGGTGGTAATGTTACAATTGATTTACAAGGATCCGCTTCAGCTGTTGCGTCAACAGGATATAATGAAAAATTATCAAAACGAAGAATTGACTCAGTAAAAAAATGGTTAAAAACAAAACAGGATACTAATGGTGTTTCTTTTAACGATTATATCACTAATAATAAAATAAAAATCACTGAAGATCCTAAAGGTGAAGAAATCTCAATACCAAAAACAAGTACAAAGGACAGTGAAACACAAACAGTTGTTAATAATGACAACACACAAGGTATATTATCTTCAGCAATAAATTGTAATTCAAACGTACAAGAAAAAACAGGAAACACGTTTAAAACTACGGTAAATGCAGAAATTTACTCAATACCAGCGATGGCGTGTAGACGTGTTATAATTAAAAATATTACAGCACAACAACCACCAGAAAAAACACCAGATGGTGGTGGTGGAGGGAGTCAAACCACAACAACAACAACAATAGACGTTGCAGAGGTTAAAACAAAACCAAGTGACACTATTAAACCAACACCAAATACAACAATTGAACAAAAAATAAAAGATGGTATATCTAAAAAGGTATTACGTCACTTATTTTCAGAGTGTGACTATTTTGAGGTTATTAAAGATAGTGACCCAATGATTTACCAATCTATTAAAGACAAAATAAAACATTTTCACCCAGCGTTCCACTCAATGACACCAGAGGGTTTGAATTCACGTTTAACATTTTTAAATCAATGTGTTAGACCAGGACAAACAATTCCTATAATTGGTGCTGATGGTAGACCAAAATATAATGACGCATTAAACACATCATTTGGTGCACCACCAATTTTGGTGTTAAGAGTTGGTGACTTTTACCATAGTAAAATAGTACCAAATAGTATGTCGTTTTCTTATGATGACGCAAAATATGATTTAAACCCAGAAGGTATTGGTATACAACCAATGATTGTTAAAGTATCAATGAGTTTTGATTTTATTGGTGGTCACGGATTAAAAGAACCTGTTGAAGAATTACAAAACGCACTATCATTTAATTTTTATGCAAATACTGAGATTTATGATGAAAGATCAACAGCAACAGAAGATGTTAGTGAGAGAGATAAATATGTTGTTGAAAAAATATTATCAAACCAACCACCAGTTACGGTAAATCAAGTACAAAACCAAATACCAAAAAGAGGTGGTAGTACAATTGGGAATATACTTAGTGATACTGAAATAGATTATACAAGTAGTTTAAATAATTTTTGGAAAAAAACGGTTGAGTATTTTGATTCAGTTATTGATACAACAAATACATTAGTAAAAACAACAAATATTGGTATTATTTATTCGCTATTTAACGATAGAGATTATACAATAGGAACTTATAATGAGTACGGAACACCAGAAACAATATCAATTTATGGAAAACCAAAAACTATTGAAGAAAAATTAGACAAACTTTACGAACGAGTTTTAGATGATATATCTAGTAATAACGATAGTAATAGTTTTATGAATCAAATTCAATTAAATTCAAATAACATAACAAAAAAAGACATACGTGAAATTGGTGATAAACTTAAAACTTATGTTTCAACAATGAAAGATAGTTTTATCACTAATGTTAGTAATAACGTTAATAATTTGGTTCTAATACAACAAGATTATGTACAGTATATCAGACAATATAATTTATTGTTAACAGAAACTGATGGGTCTATGAATTCAAATAATATACCGAATATATATAATTTATCTGGTGATAATTTAAATTTAATAACAAACGTTTATACAACAATAAAAAACAAACATATAGAATTTTTTGATA